TTAGCTAAGTTCCGTGAAGCAGGCGTGACATATCCTGTGTGGGTGATGGGTGTTGGTGCAACACTTGAGGCTCAAAAAGGAACCGAAGCTGGTTATATCGGCGAAGCGCATATTGCCACAGAGGCATTTAAGCGTGGTTACAACTATACCTCACGAGTGCACGTCCACATCTGGGGTAACACAATGGGTACTTAAAATGAATACAGAAGACGAATACAAAACACATCCTTGGCGCTCAGCTCGCCAGTACAAATATGTTTCAACGAAGGAGTATCACGACTCTTTTCCTTGTGCGTATCGTCAATGGAGGGCGGATAGTCATTGCAACTTGATTCATGGATACAGCTTCTCTATGAAGTTTTATTTTGGAACAGATAATCTGGACGTTCGTAATTGGGCGGCAGATTATGGTGGCCTCAAAGATCTTAAGGGTATACTTGAAGATCAATTTGATCATACGTTGCTAGTCGCAGAAGATGATCCTGAGCTTGAAATATACAAAGAGCTTGAGCGTCGGAAGCTTGCAAAGTTGACAATCCTCCCTAAATTGGGATGTGAAGGTCTTGCAGATCAATTGTATAAGTTTGTCAATGGTGTTTATATTCCCGACCATTGGGGTCCTAGTGAGGCTGAACGACTATGGTGCTTCCGTGTTGAAGTGCGCGAGACCCAATCCAATATGGCTTTCCGTGAAGGCCATCGTGAGTGGAATGAAGATTTATTTGAAGGAGTTTAATAATGTTAGATAAAATTTTAAATGGTGTAGATCGTGCGTTAGCTTTTAAGTTGATGCTTGCTCATGTTTTAATTATTGCTGTTAGCAATTATATTGTACAATTTAAGTTTAGTGTATTTGGAGCACCGCTTGCATGGGCTGCTTTTACATTTCCACTTGTAGTTGTTCTTACTGATTTGACTGTAAGGTTATTAGGTAAGGAAACAGGGCGAGCTGTAATTGCATTGGCTTTCCTTCCAGCTATCATTGTATCAATGGTTGTTGTTAAGTTAGGTGGCGCACCGGACTCAGTTGCATTCAGAATTGGTCTTGGTTCTGGTATGGCATATTTCATTAGTAACTTACTCGATGTGTATGTATTCCAGTATATCAGAGAGAAGTATTCGACGTGGTGGTATGCACCAACAATTAGTGCGGTAGCATCTACGTTTATTGATACTTACGTTTTCTTCTTTACAGCATTTGCATATGGCGCAAACGAATTCATGGCCGCTAACTGGCACATTGTTGCAACAAACAACAGCATTAGTAAAATCCTTGTCAGCTTGGTAGTTATTCTCCCAGCTTACGGTCTGCTACTAAATCATTTGCAAAATAAACTTAATAAACCAACGGAAGCTGTATAACAATGCAACGTATCCTTATCATGGGTTTGCCAGGGTCGGGTAAAACGACTCTGGCATTGGACTTAAAGAAACAATTAGAGTCAGCAGGTAAGATAGTCGGCTGGCTTAATGCTGATAAAGTACGAGAAGAATACAACGATTGGGACTTCTCAGAGGCCGGGCGCATCAGGCAAGCAAAACGAATGCGTGAGATGGCTGACAGGTTTCAGCATTACGATTTTGTTATTGCTGACTTCGTTGCTCCATTAGTTGAGATGCGAAACATCTACAAGGCTGATTGGATCATTTGGGTTGATACTATTCGTGAAGGACGCTACGCTGATACTAACAAAGCGTTCATTGAACCCGTGGTGTATGATTTCAGAATCAATGAACAAGATTCTGTAAAATGGTCCATGTTTATTTCCGATCATCTTATTGATAATCGTAGACGACCCTCATTCAACTGGCAAAAAGAAACTGTTCAAATGCTCGGTCGTTGGCAGCCATGGCATGAGGGTCATAGGGCGTTGTTTGAAAGAGCAATAGCAAAGACTGGTCAGGTAGTCATTCAAATTCGTGATTGTCAGGGATGGCAAAATAGCAATCCATTTGAGATTGCAAAGGTCGAGGCCTTTATTAGGAGAGATCTTGACCCTCTTTATCAGGGACAGTACATTATTCAAGTTGTTCCAAACATTGTTAATATTACATATGGACGTGATGTTGGGTACAAGATTGAACAGGAAAGCTTTGATAAAAGTGTCACTGATATTAGTGCCACAAAGATTAGAAAAGATTTGGGCATAGAGTGACAACGTTTCAGCAATTTAAGTGGGTACCTGATGGTACCTACGATTATGAAGAATACTTGGTTCGTTATGTTATTGTTAACGGTAACTCCACAAGAGTTATATCTAAAATGTGGGTTGATATCGGTGGGCCTGATGATGTGTCTGATGAATTGAGACAGCCATGGGGCACATTTCCTAACTTTCCTCCGAAGCCCGCAAAAAAATGATAGTATGTGCAACCCCTCGCTCTGGTGGTACAATATTTGCACAAGACATTGCAAGGCTACACAATGCAACATTTATCAATGAGTTGATGCCTCTTTATATTGAGCCTTTCAACTTGGCAGGTAATAATTGGAAAAACACCATACACGAACTTGGTAACCAACCAATGTTTACTATGGATAGTTTCTTTGATAACCTGCACAAAATTTATTCAAAGGATATTGTAGTCCTTGTCAATGGTACTAACTCACATTGGATATACGAGAAAGCAGATTACTTCGTAGCAAGAAAAAATCAAAAACAATGGTTACTTTCTTTTGCTAATCTTTTGATACAAATGGATACCCCCTTTGATATACTTTGTATCTATATTAAGACGCATGTCTATCAAGCTGTTTGTATGTTCAATTATTGTAAAAAATTCAATAAAGAAATTGACTTCTATGAAGAAAGTGTGTATTATCGCGAAGGACGATATAAATCATTTTCAAGCTATAAGCACAGAGATAAGGTTAGACATTTCATTAACGAAATGATACACAAATCACAAATCGTAAATGCCTATCCAGGCTTACATTTTTAAACGAGGATCAAAATGGAAAAAACAGACGCAGCACTAGGACAACAGGTACATGAGCATTTGGTTAGTGTAGGACTTGAGACACCTATGAACTATGAGCAAGTGCAGGCAAAAGAAGAAAAAAAGATTAAAAATATTGCAAAGCACTTCACTGCAATTATGGAAGAGTTAGGATTGGATCTTACCGATGACTCGTTGATAGACACCCCCAACCGTGTTGCTAAAATGTACACCCGTGAAATCTTTCTTGGTTTAAACTATGATAATTTTCCTAAGTGCACAAAAATTGAAAACAAGATGGGAGAGAACAACAGTTTTGTTCTTGAGCGTAACATTAATGTTCAGTCTAATTGTGAGCACCACTTTGTGGTGATTGATGGTAGAGCTACTGTTGCATATATTCCCAAGAAGACCATTCTTGGTTTGTCTAAGTTGAATCGTATTGTTCAATTCTTCTCTAAGCGTCCTCAAGTGCAAGAACGTTTGACTGAGCAGATTGCAGAAACAATTATGTTTATTACTGGCTCTGAGGATGTTGCTGTATACATCGAAGGAGTCCACTATTGTGTTAAATCGCGAGGAATCCAAGACGTTACATCATCTACAATGACATTGGCTACGCGTGGTGCATTTGCGACTATCGACTCTGAGCTGCGTCGCGAGTTCTTAAACTCGGCGCGTATGAAATGAAACCATTCAATCATTTAGATTGGGATGAGCCGTGGGATGTTTATACAAAAGAACTTCAACGGTTTATTAAATCGACAGGGCTTATTGAAAGGGGTACATTCTTTAATCCGATAAGTGCTGCACGTGTGTATGAAGCAATACCTAGCCTGAAGGATTTATTCGTTCGTCATAACTTGATAGACTTCTATTCAATGGCTGTTATAAGGGCGTTGCCAGTAAGTGTTGCTCCCAACTTTCCTCATACTGACGTAATGCCTAATCCAGATCAAAAGATTGCAATCAACTGGCCTGTATTCAACTGCGAAGAAACATTTACAGCATTCTTTGAGGAAAAGAATGATGCCACACCTGAGATTTTAAAATTACCTAATGGTTGCCCATACAAAAAGTACAAGTACAGCGATGTTGTGGAAACACATAGAATTAAAATTAACTTGCCAACCGCTGTCAGATATGATATACTACATGCGGTTGTGAACGAGACAGATAGAGTTAGGATAACCGCCTCGTTCAGGTTTACTTCAAATCATTGGGAGCTATTTAATGGAAAGTAAAAGTTTTATTTGGGTGACGTTTCAGAAAGAAGGTATTCACAGGTACCCTGCAGCTGCTACTGATCCAACGCTTGCCACGGGTGACTGGTTAGATGTCAGCTTCCTCGGGACACCACACAGGCATATTTTCCATTTTCGTGTAGAGATGGAAGTGTTTCATGATGACAGGGATGTTGAGTTTATTCAGTTCAAACGTTGGCTTGAGAGCTGGTATAAAGATGGCACACTTTCTTTGGACTATAAGTCGTGTGAAATGATGTCAAAGGATCTTTACAGTAAAGTAATTGAAAAGTGGCCTGGCCGCGATTATGTGATTGAAGTATCCGAAGACGGTGAGAATGGATGTCGTATGTACTTCCCTATGAAAGATGAAATTAGTTGGAGAATTTATAATGCTTAATTTTTGTCATATCTCCCCCACACCCTATCTACAAAGATATACCAATACGAATGGTGCTCACTTGCTGTTGGCTCATCTTGTTGAAGAAGATCCAGAGTACTGTGAATACTATGCTAATCTTGATGACGGTAAGTATAAGATTATGGACAACAGTGCTTTTGAGATGTTTAAGCTCGGTCGCGATATGTATGAATCGGATAAGCTGATTGAGATGGGCACTGCATGTAAGGCAGATTGTATTGTTCTATCTGACTATCCCAAGCAACACTCTCAACGTACAACAGATGCAGCTAAGAGGTTGATTCCTGAATTTAAAGCTGCAGGGTTCGATACATTCTTTGTTCCGCAAAGTAATCTTGGTGATATGAGTGACTATATCAATTGCATTGAGTGGGGATTGAATCACGAATCGATTGATATAATTGGGTTATCAATTCTTGGTGCACCTATTGCATGCGGTGTTGACGAGTCAACATTTGAAGGTGGCAAGCGTAGTGATGCATACAAGATGCAACGTTATCTGTCTCGTTTGAATATCTTTAGAGAGCTCGAAAAACGTAACCTACTTGGTCCTTTGGCTGATAAGCGTTTTCATTGCTTGGGAATGGTTGATGGTCCTAAAGAGATTGACCTGTTACGTGAATACCACAGGTATATCTTCTCATGGGATTCGAGTGCTGCAGTATGGGCTGGTATCAACGATGTATTGTTTGATGACTCGCCTACTGGTTTGATGAATGGTAAATTTGAAAAAGAAGTTGACTTTTCTCACTTGCAGCCGCATAATATAGCCAATGTGTTTAGCAACATTAACTATATCGATGCTCTAAGTAGGAAGAAATGAGTTTAAAGATTATTGCTCTTACTGGACCAAAGGGATCCGGTAAGGATACTGTTGGTCAGTTGATTAAAGAAATGTATTTCAAGTACAACGTACATACGATTGCATTTGCTGATCCTATTAAAAAGGAAGTACAGCATATCTTTGATTTGGACTCGACAGACAATGATCAGTATGATGCTTTTAAACGGACATCATCTTACTTCAATATTGATGAGTCTGTTTCTCGTGTTGTTGCGGGAAGACATATAGTTCGTGAAATTGGTATGTTGATGCGTCGATATGATGAGAAGCAGTTCACTAATTATGTTGTCAATGAGATCAGACACCTACCTTCTGATTTGTGGGTTGTAACGGATCTACGTTTTGATAATGAATATAGTGTACTCAAAGGCCTTGGTGCAAAGATCATTAAAATAATCAGACCTCAATACCAGTATGATGGTCATATTACAGAAAGAGCTTTTGATGATCACTTAGTTGATAAGGTGCTTATGAATGATGGTGATATGGATTATCTAAAGCAAAGAGTTAGATATGTTATGGATAGTATAATGAAGGAGTGGCAATGAAACATATTATGGGACCTAATAGTCGTTCATCTCTGACGAATGTTAAAGAAGGTGATGTGCAACCTAATGCAGTTGATTTAAGATTAGGTAAAGTATTTAAGATGTCTCAATCTACATTCAAGATTGACGAGAAAGAAAAGGTCCATCGTGGATCTTATGAAATGAAACCTGATCCATTGGGATACTTCAATCTTCCTGAAGGCCACTATGAGGTCGTTATGGAGAACATGATTGTAGTCGGAGAGGGTGAGGCTGGTTGGGTCATTACACGGTCTACTCTCAACCGTAACGGTGTATTCCTCACATCTGGTCTATATGATACAGGATATGACGGTGTGATGGCTGGTGTAATGCACGTTACGTGTGGACCGATGCGTATTCAAAGAGGTACCCGGATTGGTCAGTACCTATCGTTCAATGCTGAAGCATTGCATAGCTACGATGGATCGTATGGGAAAAACAAACAGCACGATTTGAAATACCAACAAGAAGCATATGCCCAACAGCAAGCTCTTAAGCAGCTAGGTATTCCTATATCAGAGGAATTGGCTGTTGAGAAGCCACCAGAACCAGAAAAACGTAAACCCGGCCGACCATTTGGCACAACAAAAAAGAAAGACTAATATGACTTTTGAAATTAAAGTACCCATATCCGAGTTGCAGACAAAGAAGCTGTTCCTCGCTACTCCAATGTATGGTGGCCAGTGCGCAGGTATGTACGCTCGCTCTGTTGCTGACCTTGCTGCAATCTGCGCCAAGTATCAGATCCCGTTGCAATTGTATTACTTGTTTAACGAATCATTGATCACACGTGCACGTAACTATTGCGTAGACGAGTTTCTACGCAGCGATGCGACACACCTAATGTTTATCGATAGTGACATTGGTTTCAATCCTCAAGACGTTATTGCTTTACTTGCCTTGCAGACAGAGGAAAGTGATTATGATGTTATTGGTGGTCCATATCCTAAGAAGTGTATTAGCTGGGAAAAGATTAAAATTGCTGTTGATAAAGGATTTGCTGACGAAGATCCTGGTAAGCTGGAAAAGTTTGTCGGCGACTATGTTTTTAATCCTAAAGGTGGGATGAAAGAGATTCCTATTGGACAGCCTGTTGAGGTGATGGAAATGGGTACTGGCTTTATGATGATTCGTCGTAAAACATTTGACAAGTATAAAGAAAAGTTCCCTGAGCTGTCATACAAACCTGACCACGTTCGTACAGAGGCGTTCGATGGTTCACGAGAGATTCACGCATACTTCGATTGTATCATTGATCCAGTAAGTAAGCGCTATCTATCAGAGGACTATATGTTCTGTTATAATGTCGACAAAGCTAATATGAAAGTTTGGTTGTGTCCTTGGATGAGTATGAATCACGTTGGTAGTTATATCTTCGGTGGTAGCTTAGCAGATCTTGCTGCTATTGGTGCACCAGCAACTGCTGATGCTGGTATGTTGAGAAAAAAGGAAAAGTAAAATGAAACTTGAAAACCGCACGATGCAGATACTGAAAAACTTTGCTATGATTAATCCATCGATGCTGTTTCGCGAAGGTAGCGTACAAACTACTATCGGGCCACAGAGAAACATTTTAGCAAGAACAACAATCGGAGAGAGCTTTCCTAAAGAGTTTGCCATCTTCGATTTGTCACGATTTCTCGGAGTACTATCATTATTCAATGAGCCTGAAATTGAATATGATGATACAAAGGTATTGATTAGTCAGGGACGTCAAAAAGTAGCATATACATTTGCTGATCCTGAACTGATTGTTGCTCCTCCTTCGAAGACACCAAATGTATCAGAGCCGGAGATTGCTTTCAAGCTGACAGCAGAAAACTTGCAATCAGCAATGAGAGCTTTAGGTGCATTGCAGTCAACACATATTATTGTTGAAGGGGATGGAGAGAATGTAACAATTGGTGTTGGCAAACCATCAGACCCAACCAGCGACACTTTTAAGATTGATGTTGGTATGAGCAATCACACATTCAAGTTTGCTTTCAAAGCAGAAAACATTAAGATCTTGCCTGGTGACTATGATGTAGAGATTTCATCAAAGAATATCTCACACTTTAAAGGAAGCGATGTAGAATATTGGATAATGGCGGATTCAAATCATTCAACCTTCAGTAATTAAACTATATGAGAGAAGATTTTCTTTGGGTGGAGAAATACCGCCCACATACAATTGCGGATACAATTCTTCCTCATCATCTTAAGACGGTATTCCAACAATTTGTTAATGATGATACTGTTCCTAATCTTTTGCTTACTGGTCGTGCTGGTGTTGGTAAAACCACTGTGGCTCGCGCTATGCTTGATCAGCTTGGTGCTGATTATATTCTTATCAATGGCAGTCTACACGGCAATATTGATACTCTCCGCAATGATATTCTTAATTTTGCATCTACTGTTAGCTTTACCGGTGGGCGTAAGTACGTTATTCTAGACGAAGCTGATTACTTGAACGCTAACAGTACACAACCTGCACTGCGCGGTTTCATAGAACAATTCAGTAAGAATTGTGGTTTCATTCTCACATGCAACTTTAAGAACAAGTTGATCGAGCCTCTTTGGTCTCGAATGAGTGTCATTGACTTTGTTATTCCCAAAGAAGAGAAGTCACAGCTGGCTGCTCAGTTTTTTAAACGTGTCGGTACCGTTCTTACAAAAGAAGGCGTTGAGTATGACCCGAAAGCTGTTGCAAATGTTATAACAAAACACTTTCCTGATTGGAGACGTGTTCTCAACGAGTTGCAGCGCTATGCTGCGTCGGGTAAGATTGATGTTGGTATCCTTTCTGATTTGCAGGAAGAATCGTTTAAACATTTGATTGGATGTCTTAAGAATAAAGAATTTTCCAATGTTCGTAAATGGGTCGGTGAAAATGCAGATGTTGATACTGCTACCTTCTTTAGAAAGTTCTATGACCAGACGTTTGAGTTGATGGATCCATCATCTGCTGCTCACCTCGTTCTCATCCTTGCAAAGTATCAGTATCAGGCTGCATTTGTTGCTGATCAGGAAATCAACATTGCTGCTTGTATGACTGAAGTAATGGTGGAGTGCTCGTTTAAATGAAGTATAAGTTGCGTGCATACGTAAAATATTACTGGACTCTATGGGTACGAGCGCTTGGAGAAAAAGCGCATCCAAACGATCGGCAAGCAGATAAGATTGCCATGATTAGAACATTAATTGTTGTTAGCTATCTTGTTACTAATTGTTTTATTGTTGCAGGTGTAATAAGGCACTGGTAATGTTAAATTTATTGAGACCAACGTTTGAATGGATCAGAGATGATTATAAGTCTAACAGAATTCGCTTTGCTATTGAGTTGCTTGCTTGGGCTATCAGTATTGGTTGCTCGGTTACTATGGCTGCCACAGTCCCAACCCCACCTCTTCTTACTCTCTATCCTGTTTGGATTACTGGTTGTGCCTTGTATGCTTGGGCTTCTTGGTCTAGGAAATCTTTTGGCATGCTGGCTAACTACATCTTGCTCACATCTATTGATACCATTGGCCTTATAAGGATGTTGACGTGACTCCATTTGACTTTGTTAATAGCGTGACACATAATAAACAAGACTTGTTTAAAGAAGACATATCCGAATCGGATTACGTCCCATTTGTTGTGAATAAATCATTATCGTATTTTGCCGATACGATTCTTTACGCCAACGAAATGAATAGGGTGAATGTTGACAATAAACTCCAATACCACTATCTTCTAAATAGTATTCGACCTGCAAAAAGGTTTGCAAAGTGGGTGAAACGTGAGAATATAGAAGATGTTGCGGCAGTTAAACAATTTTATGGTTACAGCACAGAAAAAGCAACACAGGCACTGTCTATACTTTCGTCGGAAAACCTACACTACATAAAACAAAAATTACAACGTGGTGAAGACAATGACCAAACTCGAATCGCTAGTAGAGGTGAAACTCAAGATTGACGAAGACTTCCTTAAAGTAAGAGAGACACTTACAAGGATTGGTGTTGCATCAAAGAAAGAACAACGACTGTTTCAGTCATGTCATATTCTCCATAAGCAGGGTTTATACTACATTGTTCACTTTAAAGAGTTGTTTGGTCTGGACGGCAAGCCTTCAAATTTTTCTGAAGAAGATATAAGTCGTAGAAACACAATAGCTAATTTGATCGCAGAGTGGGGCCTTGTTACTCTTGTTGATGCTCAAAAGAGCAAAGAGCCTGTTGCTCCTATGTCACAGATAAAAATTATCCCGTTCAAAGAGAAAGACCAATGGGAGCTAGTGACCAAGTATAACATTGGCCGTAAGAATTAATCTATTTGCCAGGTCGTATACGCTCTTTAATTTTCTTCTCGCAAACATAATTATTAGTCATCGAGGTTTTATAGAGCGAGGATGTTGATCCCTCACATTTGTACTCGCATACGTGCATTCCTTGAGGCGTTGTAGATTCTCGTACAAGTTTACAAGAAGCCACGATTGTCTCATTGTTTGTTTTTCTTGGCTGAGTAGACGTTGGTGGAGAGACGTTAATACTGATCTTATATTTGTCAGGCACTATTGGAATAGCTATAGCAACAGCTGCTACCGCATACCAAACAATCTTATTTGACATCAGTGCCTAGTGAATAAGGCCACTATACCTAGTACTCCTGCTGCAACGAGAAGAAGGAATATGTACAATATTAAAATGAACCTGCCAAAACCAACTCTATCAAATACCCATTCCAAAAATGTGTATTTATTTTTCTTCATTTGATGTTATTAAATTTTTGTTTTGTTCGTAATTCTTTTCATCGAGATACCGGATCGCTTCAAGAATCTTTTCTTTTCTAAGTTTTTTATCTGCTTCTAGCTCTTGTTGATATGTTTTCTGTTCTAGTTCTGGCCATCTCTTTTTCTTATCAAAATGTATCCATGTGAACAAAGCACCCATTACGACAAAAATCATTATTATTCCGACAACAAGTGAAATCTCCAGTGAGAGCGTTTCCATTCGCTTTGCTCTCTTGGCTGCCTTGATAGCATCTTCTTTTTCCTTAACTTTTCTCGCAATCTTTTGCTCTTCTATAATTTGCACACGCATTTGTTGGAAACGTGTCCACAAATCTTTCAATTCTGCCGGTACATGGTAAATCATCTGCTCGCGTAATTCGACTTCCATCTGCTCAAGTCTAGAACGAATCAGTACACGTTGTAGTGCTCTACGGCTCAGTGATACATCACCTGTGTACACCTCTTTTGATTTTCTTTCTTCCTCGTAGAACAGCTCTTCAATTTTGTCCATTGCATCGAAGAATGTTCCTAACTGGTCTCCAATGATCGACATGATATCATTAGGATCTTTCGAAAGATTTTCTTTTACTTCTTTTTTCTTTTGTTCGAACTGTTGTTTCTGTTCTTTGGTCGGTGGCTTACCCTCAGTCTGCTTAGCAAACTGCTTTTCCATATCTTGTATAACACCTTTTACATCACCAGCTGCACTTTTTATGTCTTTGTAAAGTTGACAGCCCTTTTTTATGGCTGCAACTGCCCCATTTGCAAGGGCCAGCAGTGTTAGCGGATCCATTTGCTTTCTTGATAGAACCAGTAACTATTTAGCTAATGTTGACTATAACTTTGTTTGAGAGTACAATAGCCCAATGATTACTTTTTCTACCACTCCTGACGGCTTCGTTTTTACAAATGCAGATGGTGCTATTGCACTTGGTGTACAAGAAAGCGAAGGTTTTTTCCTTGTTCACAATGAAAATATGACTAAATTTGGCAATGCTATGCAAGCATACATACATCTTAAGTCGATTTATGAGCCTAAAATAGCAAGTCAGCAAACTATGGATGTGTTTACTAAGCCTTCCAGACCAGTTGATAACATGGGTCGTTTCAAAGACAATCCCAATCTCATTAACATGCCTAAAGAGGTTTTTCATGCCAATCTTCCTAATTGATACCACTAGCACTTTTCGTATGAAGTATGCGATCGAAGCACAAACGTTGGAACATGCTTACGATGAACTGGTTATGTCAGAACATAATCGCGACTTCGAAGAAATCTCACAGCGCCATCTAGGTGAGCAAATTATTGATGGTCGTGAGATAACATATGAGGAGTTGCAAAAAGAACTTGAACGTCTTAAACAAAACAAAGAAGAGCTGTGTTGCCATTGGATGGGCGACAAACTAATTCATAAGGTAGATTATAATGAAGATACAAATAGTCAGTGATCTGCATCTTGAGTTTGGGGATATTAAAATCCCCAACGCTGGTGCTGATGTCCTAATCTTGTCAGGTGACATTACTGTTGCTGCTGACTTAGAGATGCCTCGAAGTGTAACGACAGAGAACACACAAAACCTGTTTGAACAAGTTTGTAGGGATTTTAAAAATGTTATATATGTTCTTGGTAACCATGAGCATTATCATGGGAATTATGCTTATACCTATGATGTACTTTCCCGTCAGTATGCGCATCTTTCTAATTTACATATACTCGACACTCACAGTGTGGTTATCGACGATATTGTGTTTGTGGGTGGGACGTTATGGACAGATTTCTTGCGTGATGACCCAGTAGTCAAATGGGATGCACAGAGGATGATGAACGACTACCGTGGTGTTTACAACGGTGAAGTTGCAATTGGTACTCCGGGTTGCAAGTTTCATCCAGATGATGCTGTCATGTATCACAAAAACATGCTCGCATATATTGATGCCATGTACATCAAAGAGACATGGAGTCCAGAGGCGCCTCGTAAGATGGTAGTCGTTGGTCATCATGCTCCATCGTTCCAATCTATCAGTGGACGGTATGTTGGTGATAAGTTGAACGGTGCGTATGCATCTGATCTAACTGACTTCATTGTCGATCATCCAATGATCAAACTTTGGACACATGGTCACATTCATACATCATCAGACTACATGATCAATACATGCCGTATTGTTGCAAACCCACGTGGTTACCATGGGTACGAAGAGAATCCAGAGTTTGATCCAGCAAAGGTGATTGAAGTATGACAGATTGGAATAAACGGTTTTTGGATCTAGCTGAGCACGTAGCCGGCTGGTCCAAAGACCCTTCTACTAAAGTCGGTGCTGTTATCGTTAATGATGACAAGCAAGTGCTCGGTCTTGGATACAACGGGTTTCCTCGTGGTGTCTACGATTGTGCGGAAAGATACAATGATCGGAATTTGAAACTACAATTTGTCGCACATGCAGAGCGTAATGCACTGGATAATGCGGCAGATGTTAGAGGTGCTACACTCTATAGCACCCTATTTCCTTGTACAGATTGTGCAAAGGGAATTATCCAGCGTGGTATCAGGTGTGTAGTTACAACACAACCAAACGAAGAAAAATCCAAACGATTTAACTTTGAAACTTCAAAAATTATGCTCAATGAAGCTGGCGTTGAATTACTATTACTCTGATTCAAAATATCAATTGGTTTTTTTGACTAATAGAAATATATAATAATAGGACTGATTGAAAAGGAGTTTATATGTCAGTAACAATTGAAAACTTAGAAAGCGCATTGGCTGGTGAGTCAATGGCTCATATTAAATATCGCTATTTTGCAAAGATTGCCCGTGAAGAGGGGTTTGAGGATGTAGCAAAACATTTTGAGCATACAGCAGATCAAGAGATCTTGCACGCATGGGGACATTTGGAATTGTTAGTCGGTAAACCAGATACACGTAAGTGTCTGGAGCTTGCTATTGAAGGTGAGACGTATGAGTTTACAACAATGTATCCTCAGTTTGAACGTCAGGCAAAGGCAGAGTCAAACATTGAAGCTGTAAAAGAATTTAATGAGCAAGGCCGTGAGTCGAACGAACATGCTCAGCAGTTCAAAAAGGTTTTAGCTTTAGCTGAAAAGCGCTTCGCTGCTTTGAAGAAAGTTGAAGAGCGTCATGCCGATGCTTATAAACAAGTCCTAGGAGGTCTATAATGTCTGAAAGAATTTACGTTTGTATTGTCTGCGGTCACACCTTATCGGAAGCTGATTATCTGAGCTTACCCGATTCCGTTAGTTGCCCGGAGTGTGGGGTGTCAAAAGAAGACTACGTCCTAATGGAATAATTATATAAATAGATATGTCCCAGAGATGGGAAACAGCAGTCCGAGGAAAGGCTGTATACAAATTCCTCGGGCCTACGCCTTTTAGGGTAGGTTTTTTATCAACTCGCTTATTAAAGGAGCAATTATGCTATTATACGCAGACATGGCTATTGACGCCATTCAATCATCCAAGACATCTTGGCTCAAAACATTCGTCACTGACGAACAAGTCCGTAAACCCCTCCAACAATTCGTTGATGCACAAACCGCATTTACCAAGCAGGTCGCTAAGACTTACTGGGACGTGACTGGTGCCGCAGCAGAAGTTGCAGTATCAAAGTTATTTACTGCAAAGAAGTAACTGGGAGGTTTATAATGACACATCTATCAGTATTTGGTCCTGGGTTCAAGGACTTTGATCGTTTCTTTGTTGGTTTTGATGATCAGTTCAATCGCATTGCTAAGATGCATGACGACCTGACGAAAAACATTCCCAACTATCCTCCGTACAACATTAAGAAAACTGGCGATAACACATACGTTATCGAAATTGCCGTGGCCGGTTTTGCGAGACAGGATATTGAAATCGAACTTGATAATGGTAACATGATCATCAGAGGTAGTGCTAAGAACGAGGAAGAAGAGAACAATTTCTTATACAAAGGAATTGCCAATCGTAACTTCACTCGCACTTTCACTCTTGAAGATCAAATTGAAATTAAAGATGCTGAAATGCTCAATGGTATGCTAAAGGTTTTCCTTGAGCGTATTATTCCTGAGCATAAGAAGCCGAAGAAAATTGAAATCAAAGCTGATAAAAAAGCTGAGAAGCAGTTACTCACAGAAAGTTCACAAGACTAATGTGATCGCGCCGGCCATCGTGCCGGCATTTTTTTGTTCAAAAGACATATGGGTACAAACATGCATATAGAAAATTTATGGAAGTGGGTTCGAAGAACCTTTGCTCCTTCCTATCAAGAGCAAATTGATCATTACTTTCAACACTGCGTTGATGGTGCAGACGTAGAACGTACTTTGGTTGCGTTACAGAGAAGGAATATGCTATGAAGAAATTCTTTTCTGCATGCTGGGATTTCCTTGTAGAGTACGCTGATGCACGTGCAAGCAACAGATTGAGACAATACTATTGATCGTTGCTTTTCTTCGTTGTGTGATATATAATATCTCTTATGAAATTTTACACACACGTATTTAAAGCATTTGACAAGATCTATGTCCGTGGATATGAAGACGGACGTAGATACCAAGACGTTATTGAATACTCGCCATACATATTTGTGTTGACGGGTAACTCTGGTGAGGAAGGATACAAGACTCTTGATGGAAGAGGTGTATCCAAAGTACCTCAAGAATCGATGCGAGCCGCCTCGCAATATATCAATCAATATAAAAAAGAGCCTGTTGTGGGCCACGAAATGTTCGGGTATGGTCCCGAGTCATTTCATTACCAGTATATTAACGATGCTTTTCCTGGCGAAGTTAATTACGACCCAACTCTTATAAGTGTCGTCACACTTGATATTGAAACCGACTCAGAAGGTGGATTCCCTAATATCAAGACTGCTGATAAGGCACTTACTGCAATCACGATTCGCAAGGATCAACGTGCAATTACATTTGGTCTCAAACCATATACACCTGAGCTTAGTTACGTATCATATATCGAGTGTGTAAGTGAAAGAGATATGATTGAGAAGTTTCTCAACACATGGCGTTCGGAAGCATGGCTACCAGATGTTGTTACGGGATGGAACATCGAGTTCTTTGATATTCCTTACTTGATAAACCGTATCACTCGGTTGTTTGATGAAAAGATGGCAAAGAGACTATCACCGTGGAATCTGTGGGAACAAAGGCGTAACCCCACTTCTCAAACAGGTGAGTACATGAACATACCTGCTGGTATTAATGTCCTTGATTACCTCCAGTTGTATAAGAAATTTTCTTTCCAAAACCAAGAGAGTTTCAAATTAGATCACATTGCGTTTGTTGAGCTTGGTGAACGTAAACTTGATTACACAGAGCTGGGATTTGAGACGCTAGATGAATTCTATAAGGGTGACTTCCGTAATTACATCAACTATAACATCCGAGATGTGGACCTGGTGTATAAACTCGACCAGAAGATGAAGTTGCTTGATCAAGTATATGCTATTGCATATGATGGTAAAGTTAACATGATTGATAGTCTCACGACTGTGAGTATGTGGGATGTTATTATCCATAACTATCTTCTTGAGCGTAAGATTGTCATTCCTCTTAAAGAGCGTGGAGATAAACCACGTCAGATTGAAGGAGCGTTTGTTAAAGATCCGAAGCCTGGTATGTACAAATGGGTCGTATCATTTGACTTGAATAGTTTGTACCCACATTTGATCATGCAGTACAACATCTCACCAGAGACGTTGAAGGGTCAAATGCTTGAGTATGATCTTGCTGTCACTTCACGTAGCGTCGATATGTTCTTGGATGGTGAGCTCGATCGTCCACGTTCAACAGATGAAGTTACTGATACATACGAAGCAATCAAGTCACAGATCCATGGCTTGGTTGAGCAAGAGATTGTCGAGCATAGCAAGCAAGACTTCACTCTCAAACAAGCTGACTACTTCTTACGATTCGAAACAGTTAAAGATGTTATGAATAAACATAACTGTACAATCACGCCTACAGGTTGTTTGTTTGATAAGACAGAGCGTGGCTTTCTTCCTACACTGATGGAGAAGATGTATAACGATCGTTCAGCTTGGAAGAAGCGAATGATCGACGCAAAGAAAGCATACGAGCAAGCACCTTCACAAGCTCTTGTTAATGAAATTGCTCGCTGTCACAATATGCAGCTTGCCAAAAAGATTCAACTGAACTCTGCTTATGGAGCTTTATCCAATCAGTTCTTTAGATGGTTTGATAATAGGTTGGCTGAATCTATCACAAAGTCTGGACAGCTGTCAATTCGTTGGATGGAACGAAAGATAAATGAGTATCTCAACAATCTACTAAAAACAGATAACTACGATTATGTAATTGCTGTTGATACCGATTCGATGTATATCACATTGGATAGGTTTGTAGAAAAAGTTTACGGTCCTGCTACTGAAAAGATGTCGCAAGAACAGATTGTTGATTTTATTGATCGGTCATGTCAATCACATTTTGAGCCATATATTGATAGGTGTTATCAAGCTCTTGCTAACTACGTCTCTGCCTATGAACAGAAGATGAAAATGAAGCGAGAGGCGATTGCAAACAAAGGAATATGGACAGGCAAGAAACATTACATTCTTAATGTATGGGACTTGGAGGGTGTTCGTTATAGTGAACCAAAGCTCAAGATTATGGGTATTGAGTCTGTTCGTTCATCTACACCAGCTACTTGTAGGGAAAATCTAAAGAATGCTTTCCACATTATTATGAACAAAGAAGAAGATGATCTCCAACAGTTTATTAAACAATATCGTAAAGATTTTAAGAAGTTACCGTTTGAAGAGGTTGCTTTTCCACGAAGTGTGAGAGGATTGCTTACAAAAGATGTATACACTGGCGGTGTACTAACTCAGAAATCGTACAACACGGGTACGCTCAGCTTTCTTAAAGGAACGCCAATTCATGTGAAAGGTGCTTTGATATATAATCATCTGCTTCGAATAAAACAACTCGGAGCAAAATATGTACCAATTGGTGAAGGCGAGAAGATCAAGTTTTGTTATATCCTCGAATCATCACCACTACCTACAAACGTTATTGCAACGCCAGGAAAGCTTCCCAAAGAACTGGGAATGGACAATTACCTTGACTACGATACTCAGTTTGATAAAGCATTCCTCGAGCCGTTGAGAACAATTATGCAAGCTATACAGTGGGAAGAACAAAATGACCAGCAAACAATCGATAACTTCTTTTGATGATGACGATTTCGGATTCACAATCATCGATGAAAAAGAACTCACATCAATTGCAGAAGAAGAAAAAGAAACACATCAAACCGAAATTGACGTGTTGACTACAAAGCTTCAACAGATGTATGATGCGGTTATACCTCTTCTTAAGAACCTCAATGCAAATCCAGATATGGATATTATAAAATGGCCTAACCGGAGTCAGAAGATTAGTCAGTTTAAAACTAAGCTCGACGGCATTGGTAGCACTTATATAAAGAAAAAGAACCTATGATAACAGTTATAACTGACTTCCCTATTGCATATGAGAGTCACGATCACATAGAACCAAAAGGTACTATGGTCGACAACACACACAAGCCAGAATTTGTTGCAAGACTTAACGAGATTGCTGAGGGTAAGAAAATTGTTATGGCTGATCTTGGATGTTCAGGTGGTGGCCTAGTAAAAGATATGCTCGATGATGGTCACCAAGCAGTAGGCATTGAGGGTAGTGATTTCTCATTGAAACAGAAAAGAGCAGAGTGGGCAACTATACCAGATAACCTTTTTACAGCGGATATCACAAAACCTTTCTTTATTGTTGAAGATAACAAAGTGACAGGACTATGTGATCTGATTACAGCATGGGATGTATTAGAACACATTCCGGAAATTGATGTCTCTGGTTTAATCATGAACATTCGTAACAATTTAAAATTCAATGGTTTGTTTGTTTGCAGTATAGCAACGTTTCTTGATGAACCACATCATGTAACATTACGTCCAAAAGAATGGTGGCTGAAAGAGTTTGCAAAATTTAAACTATTACCGAGTAGCGAGGAATTATTTACAGAAGATCAAATGGTAAGACAATCATCATTCTACCTAACTTTAATAAAGGTCTAACATGAAAGATTTTGAAGTACATCCAATTGGTACAACAACGGAGCTTAGATTATCGCGAGCTCTTGCTGATGCAATTGGACAAGAGCATGATCAGTTCCATACAATATCACCATCGATAATGGTAGCATACAATAGATTATATGATCATTACATGAAACAAATAGAAATGGAGCAAGACAGATGAAAACACCTAAAATTGAAAAATATGCAGAAGCGCCTTATAAGCAAGGTTATGATCAGGCTTCTGCACATCAAAAATATTCAAACCCTTATTTTAAAACAGAAGGTCAAGAAGCTGATGCAGATGACTTTTTACGTGGATATACTAATTACAATGAAGAAGTTGCTGGAGATTTAAAGGATGAGTGAATTTTTTAAAATGTTGGTGAAAGAGCTTAAAGATGAAGATACTTCTATGGCCTCTGACGGCACTGGTAGCGCTGAGTTTGGGGGGTTTATTGATACTGGTAGCTACGCTCTCAATGCTGTTCTCTCAGGTAGCCTCTATGGCGGCGTACCTGATAATAAAGTTACTGCTTTTGCAGGAGAGTCCGCTACTGGTAAGACTTTTTTCATTCTTGGGGTCGTCCGATCCTTCCTTGAAAAAAATCCAACCGGAGGAGTAGTCTACTACGATACGGAAGCTGCGATTACTAAATCAATGATGGATGATCGTGATATTGATACATCACGTGTTATCATTGCAGAGCCTGATACAATTCAAAAGTTCAAAACACATGCGTTAAAAATGATTGACGCATATGATAAACAGGATGAGAAAACTCGTCCACCTATGATGTTCGTTCTTGATAGTCTTGGCCAGTTATCTACATCTAAAGAGATGGAAGATAGTTTGGAAGGCAAGGACACAAGAGACATGACCAAATCTCAAATTATTAAAGCGGCATTTCGCGTGTTGACTTTAAAGCTAGCAAAGGTTAAAATACCGTTGTTAGTGACTAATCACGTCTATGAGCTAGTCGGTTCATACGTGCCTACAAAGGAGTTGAGTGGTGGAACAGGTCTCAAGTACGCAGCGAGCACTATTGTTATGCTCTCCAAACGAAAAGAAAAAGATGGTGCAGACGTCATTGGAAATATCATCAGGGTTAAGATGTACAAATCCAGACTCTCAAAAGAAAACAGTCAAATCGAAGTGCTACTTACTTATGCCAAAGGGCTTGATCGGTACTACGGCCTCTTAGAGTTGGCAGAGAAGTATAAGATCTTTAAGAAAGTTTCAACACGATACCAGTTACCTGATGGATCAAGTTGCTTTGGTAAGAATATTAACGAAGACCCTGAGAAGTATTATACAGAATCAGTGATGGCGCTGCTTGAACAAGCAGTGCAGCAAGAATTTAAATATGGAGTGAACAATGACGAATGATTTAATTGTACCGGAACAAGTTGTATCTTATAGTGGACCTTCAGAATCGCAACGCACTATTAATTATAACCCAATCTTCCCTGTCTTGACCTGTGAAGTTGAATTGGATTTACCTTTAGATTTAATCAATACGGGCGCATTGCAATTGGCCGGTAATCAGAAAAATTACGAAGGTGGTTTTACGACATACTATAATAGACCAGACGTTGATAAAATTTCTCACATGAACGGATTGCGACAAGCAATATACTCTGTTGCAGTACATTATGCTGATGAAGCTGATTATGAATTGAATAAAGATAAATGTTCTGTTGATCTTTGGGTGAATGTTATGAAACAGGGTGGGTACCAACCACAACATAATCATCCACGCTCAACATTCTCTGGAGTGTTTTATTCTCTAGTAAGTGAGAAAACAAGTCCTCTCGTTTTTCTCAACCCCACAAATTTGTTGCGAATGCATGATCCACAACCTAAACAGAATCAGCAAACCCCGTTCACAGCTGGTAACTATATGCTTCAACCAAAGCAAGGTTTCCTGTATTTGTGGCCATCGTGGCTTGAGCATTTTGTTCCGGAAATGGAAACAGATCAAGATCGTATTTCTTTCTCCTTTAATATTGATTTTCTACCTTTGGGAGTTTAAATGGTTGAGGACTTGATCCTTTCAAACCTGCTACATAATGAAGGATATGGCCGCAAGGTCATTCCTTTTTTGCAGACTAGATATTTTCACGACAGAAGCGATCGAGTTATATTCGAAACGATTACTGGCTATGTCGATCAGTATAATAGGTTTCCTAACAAGATTGCTATTGAGACAGAAATAGAAAACCAAGCCCATTTCACAAATGATGAATTTGTTATATTGAAATTGCGTCTTGCTGGGTTAGAGGATAAGCCAGCTGACGAGGAATGGCTTGTTACACAAACCGAGAAGTTCTGTAAGGACAAGGCAATCTTTAATGCAATATCCGACTCGATTAAAATTCTTGATGACAAGACAGGCAAATCAACACCAGGGATGATTCCTTCTCTTTTAGAAGAAGCTCTTGCTGTATCATTTGACACTCATATTGGCCATGACTTTATCGACGATGCCTCTTCACGTTATGATTTCTATCATAGAAAAGAAGAACGGATTCCTTTTGATTTGGAATACTTGAACCGAATAACAAAAGGTGGTTTGCCAAAGAAAACTCTTAATGTTATTCTTGCTGGTACCGGCGTTGGTAAGTCGTTGTTCATGTGTCACTGCGCTGCTTCGCATCTTTCAATTGGCAAAAACGTTTTGTATATCACAATGGAGATGGCTGAGGAAAGAATTGCCGAACGTATTGATGCTAACTTACTAAACACCCCACTCGATGAGCTAGCTCTGTTGCCACGGGATGTTTATGAGAAACGGATTGAAAAAATTCGAGAAAAAGCGCCTGGTAAGTTAATTATTAAAGAATATCCAACCGCTTCTGTAGGATCGGCAAATTTCAGACACTTGTTGAACGAGCTTCGTTTAAAGAAGAAATTTGCACCTGATATCATATACATTGATTATCTAAATATATGTGCGTCCAGTCGGCTTAAGCAAGGGGCCAATGTTAATTCATACACATATGTCAAGGCAATTGCAGAAGAGTTGCGTGGTCTTGCAGTTGAATTTAACGTGCCAATTGTGTCTGCGACACAGACAACGAGATCGGGATTTACTAATTCGGATGTAGGACTTGAGGACACATCTGAATCGTTTGGTTTACCAGCAACGGTTGATTTTATGGCTGCAATGATCACGACTGATGAGTTACAGCAGCTTAATCAGATTATGTTTAAGCAGTTGAAGAATCGGTATGGTGATCCAACGTTCATGAAACGATTTGTTGTTGGTGTTGATAGACCAAAGATGAGACTGTACGATGTTGAACAATCTGCTCAACAAGGCGTGATGAATGATGAACCTGTTTTTGATAAACCTGGTGATGGTAAATTTAATAGAGAAGCGTTCAAAGGATTTAGCTGATGTTTGTTGTTAAAGCTCTCGCGTGGTTAGTTGTTTATCCATTGGTTGTTTTAGGCTTTGGACTTAGCATAGCATTCGCATGCTTTTGGTTTTTGTTTAACTCACCTGTCGATATTTGGAATGTTTTAAGTGATGGAATCGAAAAAGCCGTAGTAGACGACTAATGAAAATTCTAGTAACCGGTTGCAGAAATCCTTTAGTAGAACAGGAGCTGATCAGCGGTACTCGTTTCTTCGCCAATGAATTACTTTCATCGAAAATGATGAAGCACATCACAATAGAGATTGTTGTCAAATCGGCTATCAGTGATTTAGGAAATTGTTGTATATCGTATTACAATGATTGGTATAAACCAAGAGAGTTTGTTATAGAACTTAGATCACGCCGCAGTTTAAAGAACACACTTATTACACTAGCCCATGAAATGGTTCATGTCAAACAATTTGCAAAAGGTGAATTGAACCCAGCAAATGATAAATGGAAGGGTGAAGCAGTAGATATAGATACAATTGAGTATTCTGATCTACCGTGGGAGATTGAAGCCTCATCTCTAGAATTTGTGTTATATGCACTTTACCAAGAAAGAAAAGCTGGAAATATATAATGATTGATATTACGTGGAAAGGAAAGATAGGGTACGGAGATATAGTCTCCCCAATTTGTTATGCACACAATATATCATATAAATTAATGACACCTGTTCGTTTAGAATTTAGATGGAAATTTGATAGCACACATAAAACAAATCCATTAGATCCAGAGACGCTTTGGGAAAGAGCTGACTATATTTCCAATTTGTGTGTGAAGGAGGATACGGAAGTCACAATCGTACATTCCTTCGAAAAACGTATGCACGCCAGTCATACCAATTATGAGGATTATTTTATCGCAATTGACAAGATGCATAATCACTGGTATCCCAAACAACCGAACCAACCTGAAACAAATATAATTGTCATCAATTCCACACAAGGTAACATGATGTCTTTAAAAGATTACGGGAGAGCTTGGAAAGATCCCGTTGCTGATCACTGGCCCGACATCATACAAAAAGTGAAGGAGTATCATGATGTTGCTATTGTAGATTATAAAACACCTGTTGTTGAGTTGTTCGATCTACTTAGAACGGCGAAGGGGTTCATTGGATATCATGGCACGGCGGCTTGGCCAGCAAGATTTATGAAAATACCATCTATGATTTACGCTAGTAGTGATCCGTTGACACACTTGACGTTTTTCTCTGCGTTTTTGTGTCAAGATAAAGACCCTCTCACTCATTTAGATAAATTAGACAATATATTTTTAACTGCAAGAAAACGAATAAAAAAATATGATAGAGTTTATCAAGATTATGTGCCACCTTTAATTCAAGATTTAACATTTACAAAGTAATATGAATTATAATGTATACATTGGTTATGATGAGCGTGAAGCAATTGCAGCAAAAGTGTGTGCTTACTCTATTAAAAAAAGAGTGTTATTTGATGAGCCTGATATTTGGTTTTTAAAAAGTGAAAATATTGACACATATAATCGTCCCAAAGAACCGAATCAATCAACTGACTTCACATACACTCGGTTTATGATTCCGTCTATTGAGATGTACGGACAAGGACAAGGTAAGCAGTTTTCCGTATTCTGTGATTGTGACTTTTTGTTTCTCGAGGATATAAGTCACCTGGTATATACAGTCAATAAGAACAAAGCTGTCAGCGTAGTAAAGCATCCAGCATATGTACCACGTACAGGTATAAAAATGGATGGTGTCGAACAGCACTCAATGCCACGAAAGAACTGGGCTAGCTTAATGGTGTTCAATAATGCGCATCCTTCTAACAGAGCCTTGACACCAGAGTATGTCAATACGGTAACGCCAGGACGTAAGCTGCATCAGTTTGATTGGTTACAGGACGATGAAATCGGTAGTATAACTATGGAGTGGAACACACTCGATGATTACTATCATCTTGAACGTCCAAAGGCTATTCACTACACAGATGGTGGCCCTTGGTTTGTTGATTATGATAAAACAATGTATGCGCAAAGATGGATTGATGAACATGAAGATTACATGATGTATGCTTTCTCTTAATGTTACATATTACAATGAAGCCCATTACTTGAAGTGGTGGTACAGGACGGTGAGGCGTCTTGAGGATGAGGGGTATGATTTTATATTGAATGTTGGTGATGATGGGTCTATGAAAGATCCAGCCACAAATTTTTTTAAACGACACAAGCCTACTAAAAACATGCATTTGTTTCGCGTCACCAATGATATTGGATTCAATTCGCACGGTACAAGAAATCTTCTAATGACAGCGACAAAGACGGACTGGAACCTCATGTCGGATGTCGATCGACAATACCCGGATGATACTTTAAAAATGTTACACATTGGCGAAGATGATCTTACACAGGGATCGTATTATTCTTTCACGCATGATAAAACAGAAGAATCATCTCTAAACGATTATGTTGTTCATCGAACAGATTTTTGGAAAACAGGTGGGTACGATGAAGAATTTGTAAATGTTCATTGGGGTGATAGAATGTTTCTTAAAACTTTAACAAAGGTTGCAAGAAAGAGGCAGATGGAAATGTGGAAAGTGAAGTACGTTCGTGGTGCAAGAGATGTAACATATGATGACGTTCCTTTTACATTGTATCCTGACGATAAGACATTGATACATCCGTTAGGATGGTGGGGTGATGAAGTTCGTCGACATGAGGTTAAAAATATGGTCGGTAAACGCAATGAAACAGCAGAAGGTAGAAAATCTAAGCAAATCCTCAACTTTGAATGGACACAAATATTCTAAGTTGTAAAACTCTGTCCTATGATGTAAAATATAGTTTTTAAGGAGTGTTTATGTTTCAACGTGCTGCTCGAATGAAACCCCATCTTAGTTCATTTGATAACCCAACTATTACCGTAGAGTCTTTGATTAAGTTTGTGCGCAATGCGCAACATGCTCTCGAACAAGCAAAAGACATGGAAAGTGCTGTGACATTTGAATGTCTAGCTGAATATCTTGAACACGATTACAAACAAGGTACACCGCTAAAGTTTGAAGGACGTGCAATCGGGCTGTGATAAATAGCCTAGTAATAAATGGACTAGGCAATGGCAGCAAGTAATCAGGCAATGCAGGCGGAAGCGGATGCTTTCCACAAAATAAAAAAACAATTAGGAAACCCGGAGGCTTTTGCTGAGCCTGCGGGATTTGCTACTGGGTTTCCTGATTTTGGTTTTAGACTGATGGTCAACAAAAAAAAGATTGATGTTCATATTGAATACAAGGCTGATCCAAAAGCACAAATGGGCAGTATGCGTGATTGGGTATTTGATGGTCGCACATTCAGTACCAACGATAAAGCGTCAAGTGATAAAGAAACACTAATTTCTGTGATGAACGCTAGTCCTGAGTGTAAAAAGAACGGTGTTCGTTTGTTAACTGATATGAAAACATACTTCGATAAGAGAGTATCAAAAATATATTCCGGTATGTTGACTGTAGAAAACGACAAAAAACTTAGACGATCGAAACTGCTAACGTTTACACAAAATACTGCAAACTATCAATTAGCAAAAATAGAAAATGCAACGCTGGGCCAGAAGATACTTGACCATTACAGTACGAAGTTTGCAAAAGCGCAGCGTAGTGACGCTGATCATAGTATACTAATTATGATGATAGGAAAAGAGATTTGGTTCTTAGAGGAAAGCGGCAATGCAACACCTCAAGAGAAAAAAATGGTTGCAGAGAAATTTGGCGTACAGAATATTGCAGTAATGAACGCGCTTAAAGCAAATCTTGAGGTCCGTATTCAACCACGAGGACTCTCTGCTCCAGACAAACCAGTATCAATAGACGTAATGGCTAGCTTTAGATTAGCAGGTAAGCCCTCATCAGGAACAATCGTAATATGATATCATTTCAATACTTTTTATCTGAAGCTGTGGCTTCGGAAGACAAACTAAAGCATCTTGAGCATGCAGAAGACCACCATATCAATGCTGGTAAAGAAGGCTATGTTCATGCAGCAAAGACATTGCACTCTGTGCACCAGGCAATGTCTGGTGGAGGGAAGGATGCTCATATCACAACAAAGTATGATGGTTCCCCTTCTATTGTATTTGGACACCATCCAACGACAGGTAAGTTCTTTGTTGCAAGTAAGTCTGCCTTTAATAAAGATCCCAAAATTAATCATACACCTGAAGATATTGAAAAGAATCACGGAAACGTTCCGGGGCTTGCTGAGAAGCTAAAGCATGCACTCAAACATCTTCCAAAGATTGCTCCAGACAAAGGAGTGTATCAGGGTGATGTAATGCACTCGGGTAAGGGTGATGTCAAGTCAAACGGTGATGAGTATCACTTTAAACCAAACACACTTACATACGGTGTAAAGAAAACTTCGCCAGAAGGTCGTAAGATTGAACAATCAAAGTTTGGATTAGTTGTACACACACAGTACAAGGGTAAAGATCTTGAGGGGATGAAGGCTGACTTTAAGCCAGACTTAAATAAATTCAAAGAACATTCTGATGTTCATATGATTAAGCCAACTATTGATGCAACAAAGGCTGCCTTCAATAAGAAGACATCGGATGAATTCCATACTCACATGAACAATGCAGAAGCGGTGCATCAGCGTATCAGTAAGGATAAAGGATACGATGCAATCCAACAGCATCAGGAAAACCTCAAGACATACATTAACAAGACAGTGCGTGAAAGCAGCACTCCATCAGTTGCTGGATACAAAGCTCACGTTCAAGAAAAAGGTCAGAAGGATATTGATAAGCTAAAGACACCAGCTGGTAAGGCTACCCGTCAAAGGGCTCTCGATTTATCAGTTAAGCAAGTTGATCAACATAAGAAACATCTTAACAACGCTCTTGAGTTACACGGCCATATACAGAAAGCAAAAAATACATTGATCCATGCAATGGAGCCGGCTGTTAAAGGTGACTTCACAACATATAAGACAGACCAAGAAGGTAAGTTACAACCAGCAAAGAGTGAAGGTTCTGTCGTTACTGTAGACGGACGTCCTACCAAACTTGTTGACCGTTCTGACTTCAGTGCTGCTAACTTTGCTGCTCGTCCACGTCCTGGTGATGCACCAAAAGAAATGGCCGATAAGAATGCTCCTAAGGAAAAGAAACAAGAAGAAGAGAAGCACGGTGTTCTTGCATTCGGTCGCATGAATCCTCCAACATCTGGTCATGCTAAAGTTGCTGAAAAAGTACAAGAAGTAGCAAAGCGTAATAAAGCAGATCACAAAATTGTACTGTCTGCATCACAAGACGCAAAGAAAAATCCTCTCTCCACAGATGAAAAAGTTAAGCATGCACTTAGAGCTTTCCCTAAAGGCTCTCATGTAGTTGCTGCTGATAAAGATAAACCAACTATTCTCCACCAGGCTGCAGACATGCACAAGGCTGGTATCAAGCACTTGCACGTCGTTGCTGGCTCTGATCGTCAACACGAGATGCAAGCATTACTTGACAAATATAATGGAAAGAAGGAAAAGCATGGAGAATACAACTTCAAATCAATTACTGTTCATTCTTCCGGAGAACGCGACGCCGATGCAGAAGGTGATACAGGAATGTCTGGCACTAAAATGCGAGATCATGCCGCAAAAGGTAATTTTAAAGAGTTCCGCAAAGGAGTCCCGGCGCACGTCTCGGACGCTCACGCAAAAGAAATGATGAATGATGTCCGTAAAGGGATGGGTCACAAATAAATCTATGCGTGGCCATGCAGTAGGTATACTCCTATAATACCTTCTATGTGGTATGCTACAATATTAGGAAACGATTCACGTACCTCACTATCGGACCAGTCTGGTTTAACGTGAATTTCATATTGGTTGTCGTCATCTCTACCTTGAGGTAGATAGACAATAGGAATGCTTATTAGTATCCAACGTGTGTATTCCAATGCTTGGGCAACTAATTGTTGTGCTTCTTCCTTTGTCATATGCTCTAAAACGTCACCCATAAAAACCAAATCCCACATTCCCAACTCTTTCCATCGAAGTTGTCTGGCGTCTTCATTAATTACACTACTATACTTCTTTGTCAATGAATACTTTTCAATGTATGGCTCCCAAACCTCAACGGCTACCCAATTAGACTTTGATACAACTTTGTTGTCTTTGAATAGATTTTTATAAGTTCCTTGGCCACACCCAATGTCAAGGATGTTGCTTGGCTGTGTAATAAGCTGTGTAATACGCTGTTTAGTCCATACTTTACCGTTTTTTGAACTTCTTGGCATAACTTACCTTAATTTGGTTTAGATACAATAAATATATATGTCTATAGTAAGAAATTATAAATAGACCAGAGTTAGGCCAAGGTAAACCTCGAGGTACAAATGGATAAAGTAAAAGATCAAGACTCAGCTGCACCAGCGGCAACTGATGACAAAAAAACAATTTCACTAAAAAAGACCGGTAAGAATACTAAGGTCATTATCAATCCGCCAGAAAAACTAGATCCACAACGTGGATTTCAAGAACGCTTTAAAGTTGCGTTGGCAAAACATACCGTAATTCTAGAAAAAAAGACAGAGATTGTTCTCAACGCAAAAGCCAGTAGTGCTGAATTGCCAGAAGAAACCGTTATACAAGTCTACACACGCGGATACAAAACACTTCCACTAAATTCAAATCTGACACGTGAGCAGTATGCCATGAACCGTGTCAATTCTTTCATTGCCGGTGGTGCAGCAATGGTAGAAGACTGTGACTTATTACCAATTGTAGAACGTGTTGGTATCAAAGGTACTGGTGGCGCAATGCGTCCGCACATCAAACGTGAAAAGAATGTATACAATGGTAAGACAATGTTCCATGTTGTCAATTCTAAAGGCCAAGTTAAGCATTCAACAAGTGATCAGATGCAAGCAAAGAAACATCTTGCTCAAAAGTATCATTCTTATATGAAAGAAGATATTGTATCTGAAATGGACAAGAGCCAAACTCCTCCGGGGCGTGATGGCAGCAACGATGAAGGCGGCAAAAAAGAATACTCTGCTAAAATAATCACACCCAAAAAAGCAGTCAAGGATGGTGAAAAGATTCTAAACAAAGTGTTAAATAAGAAGGAAAAGCAAATGGCAGAAGCATCTTCGCCAGCCATTAGAATGCAAAGAGCACTTGAGCGTATTAGGCAATCACGTGAAGCATCGGAGAAGCGTGCCGAAGAATTATTGAAGCCAAAGCAACCACAGGAAAAGAAATAATGGAAGAACTTATTCAACAAATGAAAGTGTATCTTGCCGACAATGTTGCGTTCGGTATGAAAGCACAACAGTACCACTGGAACGTGGAGGGTAACAATTTTCCTCAGTATCACGACTTTCTTGGTGACCTCTATGTAGAAATTGATGGTGTTATCGATAATATTGGCGAATTCATTCGTACATTGGATGCATATGCTCCTTTGGGTCCTCGTCGTATTGCTGAACTAACAACACTTGACGAGACAGAAGTTGCACCTGATGCAATGGTAATGTTCCGTAATTTGTATAATGATAATAATAAAGTTATAACATGTATTATGGAAGCATTTAGATTAGCAGAGCGTTATACAGAGATTGGATTATCTAATTTCTTACAAGACCGTATTGTTGCTCATAAGAAGCATCAGTGGATGTTGCGTTCCATTCTTAAAGGAATAGAACAATGAAAACATTTCGTACGATAATGCAAGAGATGGGTAATAGTGTAGATCGCTCGCAGTACAAAGTACTGAATCACGCTATTAGATCAGTTTTTGATCGTAAAGGTGCAAACGCTGTACCAGCGGAGCCAAATGATCAAGAGCTTGTTCAAGCCCAGAACAGAAAAATTCAAATTCAAAGAAAAATCATAGATAACGCATAAGGAGTAATGATGATTAAGGACCTATCCGCAAAACTTGTGGCCGCTGCTGCAGAAATTAACCAAAAGTCACGTGCAAAGTTTGTTGAAGAACAAAACGCTTTGCATGAGAAGATGGCTGGTAAACAAATGAAGATGCCAACGCAGCCTGCACCTAAAGCAGAGCCTGCCGCTTCGTCAACCACTCAGAAGATGACAACAAAGAATGTCAAAGAAGAAATTGTTACCGAAGCTGAGGGTAGCATTCCTAAGACACCACGTGAAAAAGAACTTGCTGCAATGCACGGTCATAAAAAGCGCATTACATTTGGCGATGTAATGAAGGCTCGCGGTGTTGGTATGAAGAAAGAAGAAGTAGAACAGCAAGATGAAGCAATGAGTCATCAGGCTGCTACAACAATGAAACACATTCCTAATGCATCACCTGCATTAAAGAAGGCTGCAAAAGATATTAAGCCAGGTGTTGCTGGATATCGTGACCGTATTGCTATGCTTAAAGCAGGTGGTGTTAAAGAAGAAACAGAACAGACTCAAGAGGGCTGGGATGATATGATGAAATCTGTCAATGCTAATAAAGGCACTGGCAAATTTGATAAAAAAGAAATTAAGCCTGGTGTTACACAGTACACCCGTAAGTCAAGTACTTTCGATGATGGAACTGGTAAGGATTCTGATGAGAGACGTCAAGACAGAGAAAGAAGAAAAGCTGTCAAGGAAGAAAACACCGATACACCTGGAAACAGTACACACCAGTGTGCTATCCATGTTAAGTCTGAGCAGTTTGGTGAAGGCCGTACGCTAACAAGTCAGCATGCAGAACCAGATGCACAAGGTAACATTGCATGGTATGATGTCATGTTCGCTGAAGGTATCCATCGTGTAGAGACAAAAGACATCGAAGTTCTTGTTTCCGAAGATCACATGATGCACAAAAAGAAAAAGAAAGCAATGTAATATGAAGTCATTTAAAGTTTTTACAGAAGAAACTGTTCATCCTATGGCATTGCATGTTTCTCATGCAGGTGGTGGTAAGTATAAGGTGCATGCTGTTGGTAGCCATCTAGGTGATGGTATCAAAGTTGGTGAGCACCTAACTGACACTCACCTGGATGATGCTACAGAGATGGGCGCTAAGATTAAGCATATCAAACCAAAAGCTGAATAAGGACTACCATGGCGATTATCGTTACAGATGCAACGCGCTTGATTGTAAAAAATCAACGTAATTCAGAAGATGAGTTGCGTAAAGAGAATCAGCGTCTAAGAGATAATGCAACACAGCAATATGCTGGTCGCGATGGCGAGACTCGTCTATATGTTAACGGTAAAGAACGCAGAATTGGTAAAAAGTCACAGTATCTCCTTGATATGCTGACTTTAGAAGACTAATAAATAACTAAAACAATAATCTCAAGGAGAGAGAAAAATGCCACTATGGGGAAAAACAGATAAGACAGTCCTTACGGGAACTGCAAAACTGACAAATGGTAGTGCTACTATTACCGCAAACTCATCAACTACTTTTGATACGGAAATTCATGTTGGTGATAACATCTTCCTTTCTACAGCAAACACTGCTGCTGCAGCAAATACACGTTATCGTGTAACTGCTATTGCTAACGGTACGTCGTTAACGGTAGACCGTACGTATGCTTCAACATCAAACGTTGCTGCTACGATTTGGATTCAATCGGGTCCAAAGTATATCACTGGTACGCACGTTGGTATGCGTCCTATTGATTATGTGGGTGTTGACGTAACAGAAGCTCAGCTTGCTGCCAACCGTGCAAACGGAATCAAAACACCAGGATGGGTTCGCATCAATAATACAGCAGGCCGCACTCGTGTTGAGACACTTGTTGCAATGCGTAGCATGACTCAAGCAGTTGCTAGCGATGCTGGTGACGATGTAACCGTTGCGGATACTTGATAAATGGCTGATCGCGCTAAGAAAATAACAGAGTTACCTACTCTGACAGCAGTGTCAGGCGATGACCTGACAATTGTTGTTGATGCTCCTAGTAGCAATGCTGTTACCAAAAGTGTAACAATAGCGTCTTTACTAGGAGCCAATAGCGCGAACATCTATGCATCTCATGTAAGAGAAGCTGTTCCAGCGTTGGCTAACTCTGCTGGAACAAAAGGTCAAATAACATTTAGTTCATCACACATCTATCTCTGTGTGGCTAACAACACATGGGTGAGGGCTGCAATTAGTACTTTTTAATATATGCGTGAAAAACTTGATGAAAGTAATTTTTTGTTATATGCAGCGAAACATTATGATAACCCACACTGCTATGATACTGTTGAGTTTTACGATGATTTGAATCGTTTCAAATACATAAAACGTTTGTTTAATAGGTATGAAGAGACGGGGGAGTTAAAGGAAAGACTAATAGTTAATCATTTGACTGTTCTGTATAACATCTTTGGAGCTGAGCCAGCAACACGGATGTTGTTCTTAAAGTTGAAAGGTCATTATCATTTCATAAAACCCTTTCTTGTGTTGATGGGATATATGCCTGATATAGTTTATAATATCGGAATAGAGAATAAGAATATTACCAGCTCAGATATCCACATGGATGACAACATAGTAGAAGTATTAAGAGATATATGAAAACGTTTAAACAGTTTGTAGAAGAGGCAGGTATTGCTATAAACGCTGTGGGAGCTGGTAATGTACAGGGTATTGGTTTTGGACCAAAGGGTGAGCCTGGAGGTCGCAAAGCAATTATGAATAAGATGTTTAAAAGAAAGCCTGTAAATGTGGGTTCTAAAGTTTCTACCTGATTGGATTTTTTACGCAATCCTTTTAATTGGTTTTGTTGGGCTACTGGTAGGTAAATTCATACCTGGCCCATATAAGACTGCTATCCAAGCCGCTAGTGCGGCTTTTTTCGTTGCTGGATTGTTTATGGCTGGTGCCATATATGATAACGATGCATGGGTTGCAAGAGTAAAAGAGATGGAAGCCAAAGTTGAGGCAGCAGCTGTTGAATCCGCTCAGGAAAACGTAAAGATAGTTGAAAAGGTTGTAAAGAAAACCGAATACATCAAGACACGTGGTGAGGATATCGTAAAGTATATTGATCGTGAAATTGTCAAGTATGATATAAAGTTTGCTCCTGGTGGACAATGCGAGCTACCAAAAGAATTTATTCAAGCTCACAACCAAGCAGCAGAGGCTCCAAAATGAAAGATATTGAGAAACAGCAAAGGATCAGTACTATTCTTTTTGTAATAGTAACAACAGTCTTCTTTATTGCTATGTGTACAGGATGTTCCACGACTGTGCCTGTCGTAGCTAAGTTTCCTGCTGTACCAGTGACATTATTGGAGAAATGTCCTACATTGCAAAAAGTAACTGACGATGCAAAACTAAGTGATATATCAAAGACAATTACTGTAAATTATACGACTTATTATGAATGCGCTGTGAAACATGATGCTTTTATTGATTGGTATCAAGTTCAAAAAAATATTTTTGAAAGTGTAAAGTGAATGACCTTTTAACAAAAGGGTTTGTTGTTATACCTAATTTTCTCAGCTCCTTGGAAATAGATTATGCGATGTGTGATTATGAAGCATCTTTACTGAAAGGCCCAAAGAATAAAAATTATGCTGTGCTAGGTGCATCGCAAACAATACGTGAATTGCTATCACAAAAGATAAGCAACATGATTGATCTGGTTTATCAGCAAACAGATATTAAAGCTGATCTTAAAACTCATTGTGCTTATTGGGCAACGGATCAAGTATCTTTAGAATGGCATCAGGATCATGAAAATTATTTTATTTGGCAGAATCTATACCATAGTTTAAATTTCTGGATACCGATACAAAAGCCTATTCCACACGAGAGTGGATTGAGTATCATTCCTTTTGATAGATTTCCTGAAAACATGAATAGGTTAGTAGAAAGAGGAGCAACACGTTATAAGTGTCAAGATAGTCGAACAAGTGTGTACGATGATGAAAACGATACGACATTTGATTTAGATTTAAACATTGAAGATTTAAAAATAACCCCACAATTGAACGTTGGGGATTTGTTATTATTGAGAGGTGATATAATTCACAGAACACAGGATACAAACACATCACGTGTTGCTTTGAGTATAAGAAGTGTCGATGGTAGTAGAGAAATAAACAAAGAAAAGATGTTTTCTGGTGGAAAAGTAAAGAAACAACTACTGAGTGGTGGAGGTGCTTACAATAAATTAATAAATAAATTTAGCCAGAAAAAAACAATAAAAATCTCTGAATTTTACAGGTAGGTATTATGGAATTATCAAAAGAACAACTAAAACAACTACTTCCAAAGAACCCGTATTTGGATCACTGGCACCATGCTCTAGAGCAATTATTACCAGACTATGAAATCAATACACCACAACGTATTGCTGCATTCATTGCTCAGTGCTCACACGAGTCAGGTGGCTTTACAGCATTACAAGAAAATCTAAACTACAAACCACCAACTCTACGTAAGTTGTTTAGTAAGTACTTTCCTACTGATGATCTAGCAGCTCAGTACTGCGCAAAACCAAACAAGCAAGAAGCGATTGCCAATAGAGTTTATGCATCTCGTATGGGTAACGGTGACGAATCATCTGGTGATGGTTACAGATACCGTGGCCGTGGTCTAATTCAATTGACCGGTAAAGACAATTACACATTCTTTGCTGGCTCACTTCAAATTTCTGTGGAAGAAGCCGCAGAATATATGGCCACGTTTGAAGGTGCTGCACAGTCTGCATGCTGGTTCTGGGAAACAAACAACCTCAATCAGTGGGCAGATAAGGGCGATATTCTTACCCTAACCAAACGTATCAACGGTGGTACAATTGGATTGGAAGATCGTATTAAACATTACGAACATGCATTGCATGTGATGGGAGCTTAATATGAAAAAGTTTTTAGTATTATTAATGCTACTACCTTGTTTTGCAATCGCACAGAAACAAAAGGAAGGTGTCATATATGATATCGTTCTTACAAGGGTTATCGATGGTGATACGGTAGCGTTTCAAGCAAACTGGTTACCTGATCCCCTTAAAAAAGAGTTGTCGGTTAGAGTCTTTGGGGTTGATACTCCTGAAAAAAGCTTTAGAGCCAAATGTCCTTCCGAAGCCCAGCGAGGAGAGGCAGCAACAGCCTTTACAAAACAGCTCATCAACCAAAGTCAGAAGAGACAGATGATTCTTATGGACTGGGACAAGTATGGTGGTCGTGTACTTGGAGATGTTATACTGGATGGTAAGAGCCTGCGTCAACAGTTGATAGCTAATGGTTACGCCAGAGAGTATTACGGTGAAGCTAAAACAAGTTGGTGCCCATAATGAATGATAAAAAACTATTTTACGTAGCTATAGCGTTACTTACGTTGCCTCTTGCATTAGCGTTCTGTGGCGGAGATAGATTCCGTTATCCTTGTCAAGACCCCGATAACTGGGAAAAGGATATTTGTAAACTACCAAGATGTGATGTGACAAGAACTTGTCCTGAACATATTTTTAAAGGTCAGCGTGACCCTAGACTAGGACCCCCAAAAGATGGACAAACTCAAACACCTACGCCAGTGGCTCCAGCAATGGCATGCCAAGCACCAACAGCACAAGGAGCAAATTGTGGAAAATAACGCAATGTACACAGAAGAACAATTGATGGCGAGACTGAAATTCTTTATTGGAATTTGCTTGGCTCTTACATTAACAGGTATCGTATTCGTTGTTCTTTATTCAATTATATTTGTAACACAGCCATTGAACGCAATTAGTCCTATTGATCAAAAGTTCTTTGAGTTAATTATTCCTATCGCTACATTCTTAACTGGTACTCTATCTGGTATCATGCTGGCTGGCAATGATAAGGATGCTCAAAAAGCAGCCTTACAAGCGGCTAAT